CCATACTTCGGTGGATACACATCCAACCAAGAATTGGTAACAATCGGTTATAAGGGTTCTTCTCCTTATGACGCTGGTCTATTCTACTGCCCATACGTTCCTCTACAAATGGTTCGTGCAGTTGACCAGTACACCTTCCAACCAAAGATTGGTTTCAAGACACGTTACGGCATGGTTGCAAACCCATTCGCCGCAGGTTCAGATGCAGACCTAGGTCAGTTGTACTCTAAGCGCAACACCTACTACCGTATCTTCCGTGTTGCTAACTTGATGTAATTTCAAGTAAAAGAAGCCACCGTAGAGTGGTACTTTAAAAGAGGAGCAGAAATGCTCCTCTTTTTTTATTCCTAAATACTGGAGTCAAAAAGGAGATAATATGAGTGGAGCAATCACAACTCACCCTAGTTCAACAAACTTAGTACAACCCACAAAATATGTGCTTTCGATTCCAGAAATAAATGAAACAGTTTATTTTTGTCAGAAAGCAAACATTCCAGGCGTTTCACTCGGTATGGCAGTACAGCCAACACCGAATCTTGACATATACCATTCAGGTACAAAAATTGAATATAACACTTTCGACATTACGTTTTTGGTAAATGAAGATTTATCGGCATGGCTGTCGATTTATAACTGGATGAAAGACCTATCGTCTGTTGAAATGAGCTACAACAAAAGAAAAGAAAGTACAAAACAGGCAATACTTACAGTAATGTCAAATCAGAACAATCCAAAATTACGAGTTAAATTGAATAATATTTTTCCAATGTCACTCAGTGATTTAGAATTTGATACCACACTTTCAGCAGAAGAACATATTACAGCTACAGCATCATTCAGGTATGATTGGTTTGACATTGAAAAAATATCGTGATATAATGTAGTTTTATAATGGAGATTTATAATGACCAAACTTGATGAAATATTAAAATACTGGGAAGAAGATTCTGTAATTGATTCCACGGAACCAGGAAAAGAACTGCTAAAAATACCTACACTACATAATAAGTATCTGAAGATTCTTGTGAATCACAGACTTGCCATGAAAAGAGTTAACTTTGAATATTCACGTATGCGTAAAATCAAAGAAGAATATTATAATGGCGCACTCTCACAAGAAGAACTGGAAGAATATGGTTGGGAACCTTTTCTGTTGACAGTAAAGACCAAACATGGAATTGAAAAATACATTGAATCGGACGCAGAACTTATTCGGTTCTTAGAAAAGAAAATGTATCATGATGAAGCAATTGCCGTGTGTGAATCTATACTACAAGAACTCAGAAGTAGAACTTTCCAATTGAAAGATTATATTGCATGGGAAAGATTCATCGGTGGAAACTAAAATAATTGTAACAAAAAGAAACGAATCATATGTAAAAGTAAAGTGTGAACGTTCGGCAGCACAAGAACTTTCAGATTACTTTACTTTTTACGTACCTGGTCATCAATTTACACCAGCATTTAGGAATAAAATCTGGGACGGTAAGATAAGATTGTTTGACTTGCGTACATTTGAACTGTATCACGGTCTACTTCCTTACATAGAAACATTTTGTTCTGAACGGGAATATACACTGGAGTATGGAGACCCTAGACCAGATTTGACTGAAGATTATCCTGTTTATCATGCAGATAAGTTTATCACAAGTCTTTCTCTACAGTCAAGAAATAAAAATATTGAAGTAAGAGATTACCAAAAGAATGCATACGTACATGCCATGAGAAAACAGAGATGTTTGTTGTTATCACCAACAGCATCAGGTAAATCTCTTATCATTTATCTTATCATACGGCAGTTACTGGACTATAAGTGTCAGAAGGGTCTTATTATTGTACCAACCACATCACTGGTGGAGCAACTATACACAGACTTCACAGACTATTCTACTGGAAATGGTTGGGACGTGGCAACCAGTGTTCATCGTATTTACCAAGGTAGAGATAAAAATACTGAACTTCCACTCACCATTTCAACATGGCAGTCAGTCTACACACAACCTAAAGAATACTTTGAACAATTTGATTTTGTCATTGGTGATGAAGCACACCTTTTTAAAGCACAATCTCTGACAAGTATACTTTCACAATGTATAAATGCAAGATACAGAATTGGTTTGACTGGCACTCTCGATGGAACAAAGACACATAAACTTGTGCTTGAAGGTCTTTTTGGTCAAGTAGAAAAGGTGACAACTACCAAAGAACTCATGGACAACAAACAACTTGCGGATTTTACAATACAGTGTTTGATTCTGAAACATGATGATGAAATCTGCAAATTAATGAGAGATAAAACTTATCAGGAAGAAATTGAATATTTGATATTAAATGAAAATAGAAACAAGTTCATCAAAAATCTTGCGGTATCAATGAAAGGAAACAGTCTAATCCTTTACCAATATGTTGACAAACATGGCAAAATACTATATGATATGATAACTAATACCAAGAATATTGGTGATAGGAAGGTCTTCTTTGTTTATGGTAAAACTGATACTGAAACAAGGGAGGAAGTAAGACGTATAACGGAAGATGAAAATGACGCTATTATTGTGGCTAGTTATGGTACTTTTAGCACTGGAATTAACATTAGGAATCTCCATAATATTATATTCGCATCTCCATCCAAATCAAGAGTTCGAAATCTCCAATCTATTGGACGAGGTTTACGAATCGGTGACAGCAAAACTGAAGCTGTTTTATACGACATAGCAGATGATCTTCGACATAAGAATCATATGAATTTTACTCTTAAACATTTTATAGAACGAACAAAGATATATAATGAGGAGAAGTTCACTTACAAACTCTATAAGATAGGACTAAAAAATGGAAGCAATAAAACTATTACGCCTTAAATCAGGTGAAGATATCATTTCTTATTTTGAACAAGTAGATAAGTTAAATTTTGTTTTAAGGGAACCTATGGTCGTTCTCGTTAAAAACGATATGAAATCGGGTAAACAAATTATTATGATGGATCATTGGTTGCCAGTACCTCTTATAAAGTACAATGAAGCATTTATCACTGAAAGTGAGATTGTAACAATTATGGAACCAACACCTGAGTTCACAGAGTATTTCGAAAATGCTGTTACCACTATAAACAAAGCTAAAATAGTAAGAGAAGAAAACATCGAGGTGAACGACATGGAAATGTCCAAAGAGATGATTCATATGATGTTGGACACTGTTGGTCCAGATACATCTATAGTTCATTAATAATCATGCACAGGCTACATACTGGACTGTAGACCTTTGTCAAGTGGAAGTCAAGCAATTTTAAGGTAAACATATCATGGAACAAGAAACAACACCAATCCCAGCAACAAAGACGAGGAAGCATTACATCAACAATGCAGATTTCTGTCAAGCACTATTAACATACCAAGCGGCAGTAGCAGAATCTAAAAAGACTGGTGCACCAAAACCAAAAATTCCCAACTACATCGGTGAATGCTTTATGAAAATTGCTGAAGGGCTTTCACATAAACCAAACTTCATCAACTATACTTACAGAGATGAAATGGTTGGTGATGGTATCGAAAACTGTCTGATGTACTTTGAAAACTTTGATGTTTCGAAATCAAGTAATCCTTTTGCATACTTTACACAGATCATTTACTTTGCTTTCTTACGCAGAATTCAAAAAGAAAAGAAACAACTGTATGTCAAGTACAAGGCAACAGAACAGTTTGGTATTTTCAATGAATCCGAAATGATGGGTTATGACGATGTTGCCGCAAAGCCTTTTGAACTGTATGAGAATATTTCCGAATTCATCGAAACGTTTGAAGAAACCAAAAAGAAGAAAAAGGAAATAAAGAAGAACAAAGGTATCGAAAAGTTTTTGGAAGATTGATATGAAAATTGGACTCACCTGCTCTTGTTTTGATTTATTCCATGCTGGTCATGTGTTGATGCTAGAAGAAGCAAAGCAACAATGTGATTACCTAATTGTTGCATTACAGACAGACCCAACGCTTGATAGACCGGAGAAGAACAAACCGGTACAGTCCGTCTATGAACGGTATGCACAACTCAAAGGTTGCAAGTATGTTGATGAAATTATACCGTATTCCACTGAAGAAGACCTTTTAAACCTATTGACTTCAGTGAATTATGATGTTAGGATACTTGGTGAAGAATATCGGATCAAACCGTTTACTGGCAAACATCTAGATAAGGAATATTACTATAATACCCGCAACCACAAATATAGTAGCACTGAATTGAGGAAACGAATTGAAAGTAGTGAAAGCACCAAAATGTCTAAATAAAGGAACACTTTGGAGCACCAATGTCTAATCAATTTCCAAAAACCTCATCAATTAACCGTAAAAATGCTATAGACTGTGGACAAAAAATTTATGATGGTGTGCCTTGTAAAACTTGCGGTTCGACAAAGAAACATGTTTCCAGTTATAGTTGTGTGAATTGCAACGTCAAACGTAATTTACCTAAACTTTATGACAAAGAGTTAATGTCGAAATATAGGACAAAAGATAAAGTTGATCTTTATTGGAAAAATAATCCAGATAAATTTAAAGCAAAAAACGACAAATATAACAATTCAGAAAAAGGTAAAATTGTCAATGCTAACAAAGCGGCAAAAAGGAGAGCTAGTGTCCGAAATCAATTGCCAGTCGATGCGGATTTAGATATAATCAAAAGTATATATGAAGAATGCCGGAGATTGTGTGTAGAAACTGGTGTTATACATGAGGTGGATCATATTATTCCTATTGCAAAAGGTGGACTTCATCACCAAGATAATTTACAAATTCTTACTATGACACAAAACAGAAAAAAGGGTTCCAACATATTATGAAGGTCGCAATTATTACCGATATTCATTTTGGTGCCAGAAATGACTCGCTCCACTTTTTGGATTTCTATGAAAAGTTTTATGATGAAACATTTTTTCCTGCTATTGATTCTGCCGGAATTAATACTCTGCTCATTCTTGGTGACACGTTTGATCGCCGCAAATATGTAAACTTCTATTCTCTGCAACGTGCAAAGAAGATGTTCTTTGGTAAATTAGCCGCACGTGACATTAAGGTCCACATGCTGGTAGGTAATCACGATACCTATTACAAGAACACAAACGATGTTAATTCACCAAGACTTGTTCTGGAAGAATATGAGAACATCAATATCATAAAGAATCCGACCACACTACAAATTGAAGACATTTCGATTTGCATGATGCCATGGATTTGCCCAGAAAACTATGACGATTCTATGGCAACACTCAAAGATACTAATGCAACAATCTGCATGGGACATTTTGAGATTGAAGGTTT